GCCGTTCTTACCTAGACCTATGGAAGTTGTTGATTCTAAGTTTAGCGACAAAGCACAAGTAGATTTTGCCCACCCCGAACACGCAATTAACATCCATTCTGCTGGTTTTGCTAACCACTTTAATAAAGATGTAGGAACTAACAATTTCTTTTCTCGACACGCTCAGTCACTCAATCCAGCGGTCACTAACTTACATCTAAACGAATATGAAGCAGCAGTCGATGAGTTAGATGACAAATTACAGAACGATATTAAAGAAAAATTAAAGGGAGAAAGAACTGGGATGTTTAAAACTCATAATCCGTTTACTTTCCAAGGCGGTCACGACCCTGCTGCTCGTGAAAAAGATGCTGGTAAGGATGCAGTTTTGATAGCGCATCATAAACATCTTGCTGGTCCTCCGGGCACACCTGTAGAAATAGGTCAGGTTCACGATGGTCACCGCCCGATGGACAAAGAAGTTTACCTACCTTTAACACACGGTGAAGACTATGTTAACAGAAGTCGTGCTAACAAGGTAAGGGCTGATAATCTTAAGCGCCAAATTGCAGAGTTAGAAAGCGCAGCATCTGAAGAAGAGGGTGAAGCCAATCAAATAATCGAAAACAAACTTATGGATTTGGAAGAACAGTTATCGATGATTCCTACACTTGAGCCTAAGATGTTTGGTGACAAGATGCCGCTGAGTTTCCAGAACTATTTGATAGAAGTCTACCTCCAGATATAATCGAGGGTAACCTAAGACAGTTTGCTCGAATGCTAAATGATTATCTTCATCAAGCCCCCTCAGAAGCACACGGTCTGACCTCACTTACATCCAGAGATGAATACGGCGAAAAAAAGATGACCGAAGTTATTAATCCAATTGCAGAATCTGCTAAGGATTTTGCTCATAACAGCGATGTCAAGTTTAGTTGGGTTGATTTTGTAAGAGGTGGTGCAAACCAAGAACGCTACATGGCAAAGTTAGCAGAGGACTTAGGTTTAAATCCAGAAGATTTTCACACTCAGCAAACTATGAAACATTTTCTTGAAGATGTTGTAGACCCTATTGTAGATGATATGGAAAGTCAAGGAATGTACGACGAGTTAAGGGATTTAGAAATTCCAATTCAGACAATTGGTAACTTCGCTAAGCATCATTTTGATACACCAGATGCTGACTTTGGCGCAACTCTTGAGCAGATGAGGAAGACTAGAGGTTTTAAAAATGAAGATGCTAAGAATTTAAAGAATATGGTTGACAATTTGAGAAACGCATTAGTGCCGCATAGAAGAGGTATGGGTGGTGCAGAAAAAGCCGGTATTGGCGAAAGAAACTATCAGATGGGTTTTGACATACACCACGCTGTCAATCCTGACGAAAGGGAGCATGAATATTTTAATGAAGAATTGAAGAGGCTGCAAGAACTGAAAGATAAGGCATTTACTGGTCCTCAGCGTAACAAAGTTGAGAATGATATTAAAAATTTCAAGCAGAGGATGATTAATTCTAGTATAGTATTAGACGATACTACTAAACAAAGATTACAAGATAACCATGCCAAAAAATACGGCGAGTCTTATAGAAAAGGTAAACATTATGACAGCACTAACAAGTCTTATAGAATTCAACAAACTCTTGACTCTTTAATTCATAGTGACCCGTTTGTTGAGCCGGGCGCTGCTCCTGCCGCAGTTACTGCTAGATTGAGTGGGCGGGTTACTAAACCGATAGAACCAGTTGGGCCGAATGCTCACAATATAGTTGCTTCGACTTACAACTCATCTGGTAAGCGAATGGAGTTTGGTCACAATGTTCCTGTTACTTTCGACTATAAGATAGGTAAAGACGGGAAGATACAAATAACTCATCTACTTGAACCTAAGCGTGAGAGGTTGGTTCAACCAACAATGGGTATATGGAGGGGAGCAGGTTTGACTGATGTACTATACGGAACTAATTGGGGACAATACAACATAGAAGAGCATTACCCGGCTCAATTTAAACATGATAGAAACGAATCTAATACTTTTGCTAAGTCAGACGCTAACTTGGCAACACTTACCAATCCTGACATTATTCGTAAAGAGATAGCCAAAGAAGTACCTATCTTACAACCGATGCACCGTATTTTTGAATTGGATGACCTTGAACACCTGCGTGGTTTCACAGGCGACTGGATAGTATCTGTTATGCCAGAAGGCGAAAGAGGCTTTGTCAAGAAAGAGGATGATGAAGTTACTTCGACTAATTTTACTTTATCAGATGAAGATAAAGATAATTTTAAGAAAGTAACTGATAATGATTATCATTTAGATGTGTTCAAGACCGAAGAGGGCTACTATATCTTTGATGTTCTCAAGTATGATGACAAAGAAGTACACGATGTACCAATAGATGACCGAATCAAAATACTTAGAGGTGGTTTGGAAGGTGTTGAGAATGTACATGTTCCGAGCGCTAGTGATACAAGACTTACAGACGATGCTGGCCTCAAAGTCACAGTAGAGGATTTGCAGAAAGAAAATGAGAAGTTGTTACTTCGTGATGCTAAGTCTACTTACATGGCTGGTGAACTTCGACACCCTAAGTGGGTGCTGCTCAGTCCGGGCAATGATGTTGTACTTAGAGTATTAGAGAGAAGAGGTAACGGCCCTTACACCTATCGATTAGGCACTGGTCCAATTACTAAAGACGAAGAGTTAGGTGACAGGGCTGTAGAGGCTGATGGAGAAGTCTACATGGATGTCGGCGCTGCATTTGACAGTGATGAAAAGTACAACGAGGGTGACCATGTTAGAGTCAATGTTAGTAATGTAGGTGAATCAGAAACAGCCGAAGGACAGAAGTTGTTTACCGTAACAGGTTCTAAGATTGAAGAAGAGGCTGAGGGAGAAGGACTTGTTAGTCAAGAAACTCTGGGATTACTTGCTAAGGCAGAAGATTCCCAATGGCTGTGTGAAGTCTATAGAGCAGGTGGTGGAATTAGAGTAACTATGCCACAAGGTGATGTAGTATACAAGTGTACACAGTCTGGTCAGTCTTGGACAGCACACAGTCCTTTGGCTTCTAATGGTTATCTAATTCGTATGTCTGAAAGCCAAAGACCTTACTGGGCACCAGTTGCTGGTGCTTTGCTCAAGGCTGATGTGCAGATAGCAGCACCTGTTGAAGAACAGGAAGATAAGGCCGAGGTTCATGAGACAAAAGGTGACGGTAAACCACTTATTCCTCCTAAGAAGATACAAGATGCTGAGTGGTGGGCTAAGCAGCAGAAAGACAAAGTGTTAGTCAAAGGTCTACAGTTAGTAGAGAAGTTACTCAAGAGTGGAGTAGGTGCAGTAGGTCAGTCGAGCACTGGTACTATGGGACTTGGTATTGATTACGCTACCCCTATAGAATCACCTATGGGGCCTACAAACTTACATGATAAGAAGACTATGCCAGATTATGATGTAAGAGATATGGAAGAAGATTCTTCTATAGATGAAGATACTGAGGAAAAGAAAGAGTCTAAACACATGACTGTGCCCACAGAAGAGGGTGTGTTAGAAATAACAGAGGACTCTGCTGTATTCCGTACTTAGTTAAATAGTATGAGTGTCGTCTATAGAAACGATGACAGCCAGTTTGATGTTGAGAACCTCCCCGGTTACTCATAATGGTAGCATCAATTTAATCAAGGCTGATAATGACTTGGTAATCGCTGGATACGCATCTGTTGAGATGGTAGACAAGCAAGGAGATTTGATTACCAGAGGCGCTTTGAAAAATGCTTTTGGTGACTTTATGAAAGCAGACGGTTACCGAAATGTACAACTCGCTCACTCTAACATACAAGTTGGAGAAGTAATTCCACAATATACTGACTCTGATGGCAGAGTGTGGAAGTCCGGTGTCGATGACGCTGGTATGTTTGTAGTCATCCAATTAAGAGATGACATAGAAAAGGCAAGAGAAGTTGCCAAAGAGATTCGCAAAGGAGCCCTTAGAGGTTTCAGTATTGGAGGACAAGCATTCAAGAGAATGCGAAAGAGTGACCAATCACATGGTGACTATACAGAAATATCCAAACTGGAACTACATGAGGTCACCATTTGTGAGAAAGGTATTAACCCGGAGGCGACATTCCGTATATTGAAGGAGGATACTGATATGACAGAAACAGATGCAATGACAGAGTTGTCAAGTGTACTAGATAGATTGAATGGCCGCCTTGACGCAATGGAAAAGGGCGAAATGCCAGCAGGTCTTAAAGAACACTTGGATAACAAGAAAGACGATAAAGACGAAAAAGATGAGGCGAAAGAAATGGCCGATAAAGACAAAGACGAAAAAATGTACGGTGCTGAGCACAAAGGCGAACATGACGGAATGGCAAAAGGAGAATACTCTGATGTTATTTCTAGTGAATACTTGAACTGGATGGAAAACACCTTGAAATCACAAGGTGTTGACATCGGTGGCGCAAGACATCATTTTGATAATGTCTCTAAAGCCAATCTAGGTAGCACACCAGAAGCAATTGGTGACGGTGCTGACTACTTTGCTGGACAAGTTAAGGGAAGAGCCCAAGAAGGCGGAAACCCATCAACTGGTGCAGTCGGTAAAATCAACAGCGCTGGTGGAAAAGTAGCAAAAGGCTATTTGCACCCAAGCACTGTTTCTTCTACTGATGTAGAAGCAGCCTATGAAGTATACAAA